TAAGAATATACCAGAAACCACAAAGGACATTCAGTCATTAATGAATAATGCTTGTGGGTGGTATGTATGTGCCTTTTTACATTTCATAAATAGTAGTAAATACAGAAGCAAAGATTTATTTACAGATGTATCTACATTTCTGGATATGTTTGATGACCTTAATGAGAGTGTAGATTTTAAGAAGAATGAATATGTATTAAAGCATTTCTTCCGTAGTAGTGATCCAGAAAAGAGAGGAGCAGTAGATATAGATTTAGAACCAATTGTAGAAAAAGATGAGGGAGATAGATTAGACCTTACCAAAATACCAGTAGGTATGAAAATGGTAGAAAAGTAGCAAACTGGTTCATCATTTTCAATATTTTTATAAAAACATTTTTCATTTTTTATTAATCATAATCAATTAATAAAAAATTATTTAGAAAATCTTTGAAACTACCGCACACCTTTACTACTTTGCTACTTTATTCTTTCTTTACATAGGTCTTCAACATTTCTTTTGATGATCCCATATCCTCCATAGTATCTGCTATTGCCTTTTCTTTCTTAATAGTATCAGCAAACTTATCAGTAAGGTATGTATGCCTTAATTGATTTACACCTACCTTTTTACCATTAAAGATTTTATTTAATCTCTGGTTCAGTTTTACAGCACTTAACTTATTCATATTAGCATCAAAGAAAAGATTTTCAGTTGGATTAATCTTAATCCACTTTGCTATAATATTCTTTAACTGAACTGGAATATCTACTACCTGTTTGCCGTATGTTTTTGCGGTCTTATATGAATTAAAAATAAACTTATTCTTTTCCATATAATTATCCTTATTGGTGTCTATGTTTCTTATTTTAAAATCAACAAAATCCTTACTTCTACGAGGACTAATATAAGCACCTCCTAAAACACATAGAATAATATAATTTTGGATCTCCTGTAAATCGCTAATTGTCTTACTACTCTTTTTCATTATTGCTTCGGCATTCTTACGGAGTTCTGCTACGACTTTATTGACGGCATCTTTTTCAACCCAACTTTCTTCTTGTTTCTCGCTCTTTTCTTGCTTGTTAATGTCGGCATTATAATCCCTAACATCTTTCAACATTAAATCTCTGTATTGCTTATTGTCCGTAATAATTACCAAAGCACTTAATATGGTCTTTCTTCGGTTCGGTGGTATTCCTTCTAAATATTTCAGGACAGGAGCAGGGGTTTTAAATCTGTCTAAATTATAATCTTCTTCTTCAAAAACTTTTCTATATAGGTTCTTTAAGATTGATCCATAAGTAGTGAGAGATGATTTTGAAAGTGAGGGACGCTTTTTAGAAATGTATTCCTTAATGTTTTCCATTCTATATATAATATTAAGAGAGAAAATATATTTAGGAGTTTTAATTAAATTATTAAGATTAATTTTGAATAATTTTTTATATAGTTATATTATATAAATGGAGTTTAGGAGTTTTAAGAATGACCTTAAATATGGATTAGACAAAGAGTTAGAAGTTATAGATATGCTAAAACTTAACTGGGAAGATGAAGTTGATATTAAGAACACAAAGGACATATATGGTGATGACTATTACATATATGATTTTGAAGCAAATAGCGGAACGAGTTGGGAACTAAAAAGTAGGAGATGTAATAAGCACACATATCCAACAACAATAGTTCCAGTATCCAAAGTAAGAGATACAGATAAGAAACAGGTATTCGTATTTAATTTTAAAGATGCTTGTTGCTCTCTTGATTATGATAAGGAGTTATGGGATACTTTTGAGATTAAAGATGTAATGACTTATAGATGGGGTATTAAAGATAAACCAAAACCACACTATCATATACCAGTTGCTATTTTAATTGACTTGGTAAAGGTAATGAAGTTTCCTTCTGTTGAAACATTCATAACACATAAAGAACTTCCTTCCATTCCATTATACGAATGTTAAGGATTTATACTATATTATATGATAATTCATATTAATTATCATATTATACTATGAAATACTATATAAAGTATTAATAAAATTAATTTTATTAAGTATTTATACACTTTTATACAATAGTTTATCTTAATAATTATATTATATACATAATTATAAAGTATTTACTTAATTATTAGATTATGGTATGGGGTTCTTAACTTTATCAACTAATTTCATTCCATAATTATTTATCTTTTTTGGGATCTTAATTCCTGGTTTGAGTTCTAATGGTATTTTTTTAAATCCAGTATAATCTACTCGGTGATGTGTTCTACCATATCTCTCACTAACCTTTGCTACTTCTGGGTGCTGGTCTGCTAATGACTTTGCTTTTTTATATAAACCATCTTTTTCCTTATAGATTTTTTCATTACCTCCTTTATTTGTTAATGTAGTTTCTTTGTTCGCCATTACACAATTAAATAATATTGTTGGAAAACCTGCTTTTAATAATCGTAATGATAAATCTGTATCTTCATTATATTTACCTCTCCAACCCTCACCTATAACATCTGGTATATCGTTGCTTAATAATATAGAAGAATAAACCCTTGTATTTTTGGTTATTGGATCTAATGCTGGGTTCATACCAAACATAGTATAATTATGTCCGCTCATTTTTACACCAACATACCTATCAGTATAATCTTCAACCATTCTAAAAACACAACCTCCTACAACTACACTTCTTTCATTATTCAATAATCTTTTATAATCACCAATATTATCATCTAATATCCAGTGCCGTCCTTTCTTGCTCTTACTTCTGGCGTGATCCATTATGAATTGTCTTGCTGGAATACCTCCTTGGTCTTTACCTAAATATTTCTTTGGTAAAACTAATATTTTACTCTTATCAATATGCTCGGCATAATTATCGTATTCTTGCGGTTCAACAACAATCTTATATGGAACTTTACACCATTCTAAATATCTACTTGTTAATCGTCTTTCCCATCTTCCTTTGGATAATATATAGATAGGGTATTTCGGCATATGTCCCTCACTTTTCCACATCTTATTTTTATAGGGATTAAGTATCTTATTTGGTCTTTCTGGAAACCAACCAAAAGTTTTCTTTGAAAGGTTCTCACCTAATATATCACCAATAGCATTTAAAAATGGTTCTGCTTGATTTCCTTTCTGTATCTGTATGACTATATGTTTGGTATTTAATAGTGCTGGATTTTGTTTATATTCAGGCATATCATACCAATCACAACAATCAATAAAGAACTCTTCGTTTTTATATCTTGATGATCCAATTTTTAATTTACTTAAATCAACATTTATTTTAAATCTCTTCAATACTGGTTTAAACTTGGTAAGAAATTGTTTCATTTTTACCTCTGTTGGAGTATGTATAGTTATATTTCTATAATCCTTATTTCCTTCTATGAAGTTAATTTTAAGATAATAATTTACTATTTCCCCTACACCTTTGCCCTCTATTCTATTGACGGACGATGAGGGCATACTCGCCCCATTTAGTTTTTTCGTTCCTTTGATGCTCTGGTTAGTGCTTCTTTGTAAGAGCAACCATCTCTCTTTTGGACTGCTTTAACTTGGTCTATCCAAGCACTACGCTTTTTAACACCAACTCCACTCATCTTAACAAGTTCTTCACCTCCCTTTGCTCCACCATAAGAACCTGCTAATGATCCAGCAGGACCACCTGCTAATGAACCTGCTAATCCACCCAAAGCACCAGTAAGGACTGGGACACCTTCTCTAAATGCTTTACGACCTAACTTTTCAGCAATTCCTCCTTTACTAAATGCTTTATCTACTGGTTTAAATACTTCTCTGTTGATAGTGCGTCCTGCTTTCTTGAACCATCTTCCTGCTTTCTTGAAGATATTACCCCCATCAATTTCATCTAAAATAGGGTGTCTAATAGCACCACCTTCCATTCCAGAACCACACATAGCACAACCAGAACCAGCATACATACCATCTCCACCAGCATACATACCTTCACCAGCATATAATCCATCTCCACCAACACCACTTAAATAGATGCCTTCGCCATCAGTTTCCTTCTCTAACGCTTTCATCTGCTTCTTGGTAAGTTTCTTCACCATATTTATACTATTACCAGAGATTTTATTTTTCTTTGGAAGCAATACATTTAAATAAAATCTTGCCCTTTTAATAGTAGTTTTATTATACTTCTTTGGATCTTTCAATAACATTTTCGCAAAATCTTCTAAATCTTTTATTGAAGTTTTCTTATGTTTATTTCTAAATCTATTGAATTGTTCTGTAAATGATCCCCATTTAATATCATCAAAATCAATATCGTCTTCATTAACACCTGTTCCTTCCATCTCTTCATCATCACTATCAAAACCATTTCCGCCAATATCCATATTATCAAAGTTCTCATCTAAATCACTAAACTCGCCATCAGTAGCACCATCATCATTAAAGTAATTCATAATAGCATCAAAACGACCCATCATTACTGGTAGTGGTGCGTTTGGTATGCCTTCTAAATAATTCTGTAATGAGTTTCTTAAAGACATTTGACTTACTCCATCACTATTAGCATTAATGATAGTCATTAAATCACTAAAAGTTCCTCCTTGTCTTATAGCATTTTCAATAACGCTTATTTGTTGTGCGGATACTCTTGGTGATTGAGGGGGTGTTGAAAATCCATCATTAATCATACCTCCTTTCATATAAATAAATCTATCTTGTAATTCCCTCATTTTCTTACCCTTTAATGTAGCATTCATTTTCTTATTCTTAATAGCATTCATTTCATCTTCATATAGTTTATTAATATCTCCACCTTCCATAAATACATTTGCTCTTGCTCCTACATCAGTTAGAGTATTACTCAACTTTCTTAAATAAGGTAAATCTCTAAATAATTCCTTTGTATTTTGTTTAACAAACTTTCTATCAGTAGCATCACCAATATTATTACTATTTAATATACCCATTATGAAGTCCTGGCAGTTGTTGTCCTTTGCTGAATAACCGAAAAACTTTTTATCACCCATACTGGATTTGGTCTTATTTATAATTGTATTTAAATCTAAACCAGCAGGAAAATTAACAACTCTTTCTACTTCGGTTTTGGGTCTTTTCTTTGGGTTCAATTCCATATTAATTCTTTCATTTTTCTCTACTAACATTCGCTTACCATCTTCTAATGTAAATATAATAAATAAATGGAACAACTGGTCAAAGTCATTTTCTTTTTGTCTTTGACCGAACTTACCACCAGAAAATAATGATAAAGCACCAGTAAGAAGACCAGAAACAGGACTTCTACCTATTTCAATACCTTTAATAGTGGTTGATCCATATGAGTTTAATAGTTGCTTTAATCTTGGTGCTAATTGAGTAATATTACCAGTAAGAACTGCTTTTACTTTATGTTTCTGGTCTTTATATGTTTCCTTTAATCCTTTCTTTAATCCAAACTCTCTAATATTACCAACTACATCACTAATAATTCCTTCTCCTTCGGCATCTGCTTTTGCTTTTGCTTCTTTTCTCTCTTGTCTTTTGCGTTTATTAGATGCTAATGTTTGCTCTCTTTTCTTTTGTTTCTTTTCTTCTTCGCTCTCGTATTTTGTAGGTCTTCCTCTTTTCTTTGGTGCTGGTGCTGGTGGTTCTTTTCTTGCTTTATTTACTGCTACATTTTTAGGTAAGATTTCAGGTCTTCCTCTTTCTTTTGGTTTGGTATGCTGTAATTGTGGAACATCTTTCGGTGCTTTATTTTTATACTTTTCTACCAATTTATAATGGTTCTTAATGGTTGCTCTGTCCTTTTTACTAAATAGTTCCAAAGGGATTGGATCACTCATATCCTCAACCAGAACCGCATTTTTTACTGGTTTTCTGGTTAATTTAAGTGCTTTCTTTTTTCCTCTTGTGCTTAAACTTCTTTCTTGACTGGTAGGATTTACCAGTTTATATTTTCCTTTTTTACCCATAGGCATAACGAAATACTCTGGTAGTATTAATTCACTATCACCAAAAATTGGTGCTACAACTTCATCTCCGCTCGTTTTCAACTTCGGCATAATATATTATATATTTACATAATATTTTATTTTCCAAAATTAGATTGTTATTTTAAAATAATTCCATAGAAAATCAGCAGTTATATATTTTAAGATCCAAATAGTAGTTTCTATCATAATCATTACCATAATATATGAATAGATAAATTATTAGGTGAGTATTTATTCTTTTTCCATTCTCCCCTTATTTTAGTTGCTCTATTTAAATAATTCTCTCTGCGTTTATTATCTTTATGTTTTGTAAAATCTTCCATAGGTGGTTTAAATCCTCCAAAATGAACCCATTTACCCTCTGGTGTTTTTACCATATACTTTTTATCTTTTCTACCTGATATTTGTATATCTACATCTTTACCCAGATAATTCCTCGCTTTTTGAAATACTTTCTCTGGATCACTATATTTTTTTATTAATTCTTTCTTTTCCTTACTTACGAAAGGTTGTAAGTTTTTCTTACCTTTTACCTTCTGCTTTTCTCTTATTTTCTTTCGTTTTTCATCATAATCTAACTCTGCTTTCGTAATTGGTGTTTTCTCATTTACTCTAATTGTAGGTCTATATGTAGGGTATTTATCATCATCTTTATCATTAATATCTTCCCATTTTTCATCAAACCATCTATCCAGTCCTTCCTCATTTTTCTTACCTTTATACTTACCACCATATTCTTTGTATGTTTTTACAATAAACCCAGATTTATAAGCACTTGGTTTATCATATACTAAATCAGCATATTTTCTTACCTGTTCGTATAGTTCTTTATCCAAAGGTTCGCTCATTATATATTATCAGGAGATAAAATTAAATCTTCTTCTTCCTGTTTATCCTCTGTAATCATTACCATTTTTTCATCAATATCATTTATTATTTCATTCATATCATCAGCACTATAAGATGGTCTTGGTTTATGATAAGCGGTTGGTAATTTTAGTTCCATTCCATCATCACTACCTTTTGGTGTTAAATCAACATATTCATTAGGTATTGTGGTTAATGTATCTACTGATAATTTCCGTTTCAATAAATTAGATGCTTCTGTTAGTTTTATATAATGACTATATTTTTTATTTAAATAATCCTTCCCATCTTCTCCTCTATTCTCTCTTCGTAATGATAATGTTTTAAACAGGTCAATTGATAAAGTGTAAAAATCTTTACTTTGTTTTAATTCTAATTCCATATTAGATTGTATCCCTAAATATAGTTCATAAGCACTAATAATTCCCATAAACATACCAATTAAGCAAGTGATCCCAGATATTATTTGTTGTTCCATTAATGGTTGTAATCCAACACTCGCAGTAGAGTTTATAGATGCTAATACTATTAATGGTAATCTAAACCACTTTCCATACCCTTTAAAATGATAATATCGTTTTCTATGATACTCACTTAAATTAACACAATTAATTCTTAACTTTTCCAGTATATCTTCAACTTCACCAGTCCATTCTCCCATACTATATATTTAAGAGAGATTATTATAATCCAAAAGGACACCCATTAGACCATACTTCCGCACTATCTATTGACTGGAATGACGCTCCTACATTTTCAAAAGCAATCGTAGGACGGAATGCTGTTGCTTGTGGGACAGGGTGATCCAACCAATTTACTTTAACCTCTGCTCTTATTGCTTCTTGGGAACTATCCACACCAATAATTTTGATGCTATAATTAAGAGGTGCTTGTAAATTAGTAGGTTGATTATTATATACCAAACTACAACTCCATTCTACTACTACTTGACTTCCACCCAAAAATCTATTTACCTGAACTGCTGGACACTGAACTCCGCTTGGTGCCCCCTCATTTACCCAACTTGGATCAGTAAAACTATTACCATAATAAGTAATTCTACTATAATTAATGTCTGGTGTTCCTGACGGCATATCTGCTAATATCATAGGACATATAAAAGTATTAGTATCTGGTAATGTAGCAACCATTCTACAACCCCAACTTTGTATGAACCCTGGATTAACACCCCAATCAAAAACCTCAAAACCAGTTTGTAATCCAATACCTCTTGTGAGATTATGTCCTCTACCATCATTAACACTTCCAACTATAAATGTATATGTAATAAAATCACCATAACCACTACCTCCTCCTGTTGTTTGTAATTGTCTGCCTCTAACACCAGTTCCATAGAACGAACCTACTGGTGTAGAATTAAGACCTGTTTTATTTGTTAGTTTTATATTACCTTCTTGATCCATCGTTGTATCTTGATTGGTGTTTGTGGTTAATATAATATCGTTTGTAGGTGATATTATTTCTAATGGTTGTCCTGATGCTCCTGTAAGTGAGGAACATTCCAATATTCTACCTCCGCCAAAATCACCAATAGCACCATTAAAATTAACACTACTTCCTGTGGTTAAATTAATATCACCAGCATTAGCGGTTAATGCTAATCCACTTGTAGCAGTTATATCAATACTATCAGTAGAGGTAATCTCTCCATTTGTTCCGTTCATTTGTAAATTAAAATTACGACCTATACCAGTAGTTAAATTAAGAGTATCATTTACACTCATAGTAGTAGAATTAGGGTTTGGTTGAACTGCTATTGTATGTAATATTCGTAAATGTAATGTATCCCAACTTGCCGAATAATTTGTTCCTGTTATAGTGTTTATTCTGGAAAATGAAGTTCCATCAATAATCACCTCTTTTTCGCCAGTTAATCTATCAATTCTCATTCGTAAAGCATCTGCGTCTAATTGAACTTGTTTGGTTAATCCAGTATTGTTAATTATAACTGGTGAGTTGTCCGCTCCAATAACATCTTGATATGGATTTAGCATATTATATAATATAGAAAGATATTATATTTCTAAATTATAATGATTGTTAATTAGGTCTTAATTATATATACCATAAGGTAATGAAAAGGTTTCTTATCAAAAGCACTTGTTCCTGTGCCTATATTTAATTGTAATGAGATATTATCACCATTAGCATTATCGTCATTATGATAAGGCAACCACATATTAGCACCTCCATCACCAGCAGGTTTTCCTTTTATATACTTCCAGTTGCTAATTCCTTGTGTTGAATTAAAAGCAATAGTAGTATTTGCTGGGTTTTGAGGTGGTGGTATATTAGTTGGTGGAAATGGTGTTATATTTGCTTCTGTAATAAAATCACTATTAGAACCTCCACTTAATCCTATTGATTGAGTAGCACCCATAATAAATCTATTCGTCATATCTGGTAGATTAAAACGATTACCTCCTGGGTTGCCGTAGGTAGTTCCTATTGCCGAAAATAAATCTGGATAATCTACTTCTAATACTGGTGATCCATCACATACTAAATACCCACTTGGTATAGTTCCGCCACCACAAAAGGTAATCATAGAACCAGCAGGAACACCTCCTACCGAACCAGAAAAAGCGGTTGTTTGTATGGTATTATCACTAAACTTTACAGAATTAACTTCTGCTTGATTTACATTTAAAATATCATTATCATTCATATCTTCGTCGCCTTGTGCTAATAATTTTAAGTATCTACCATCTCCATTTTGCGTTGTTATATTTACTCCTGTAAAATACTTACCATTAAATATGGGGGTTTCTTCGGTTGGGGGAGCGTAGTTCGCCATCTATATATAATATGATAAGATAAAAATTATTATATTAATAAAAATTAAGCATACATTCCTTAACAATCTTCTAAATTGTTTGTATGAACTTTATAGTAGCATTTCCATTAGCAGTTGTATTTCCTTCTAATCTAATTACCAAAGTTCCTGTATTATTACCTGGTGGTGATCCAGTCGGCGGACAAGCATTAACATCTTCCGTAAATGTATCTGGAACAAAAACAGCACTATTCCAATTTGTTCCCTGTATAGCATTATTAGATAAGTTCATAGCATATCCAGATGTAGATACATCGTATAGTTGTTGAAAACCAGCACAATAAGTAAGCATAGTAGATGATGTTGCTTGGTATGGAAATGTTATTCCTATACCAGTAGCATAAATAAATGATCCATTATTTACTACTGGTGATGGTATTGTAAATGGTGGAGTAGAACCAAGTTGAGTAAATACTACTGGTTGTTGGTTTGCTATTGGTGTTGATAAGAACCATTCATAAGCACTATATAATAAAGAACCAGCAGTAATAGGTAATCCAGATGTAAATGTATATGATGTTAGATTGGTATTTGCGTCATAATTTACTGATGCCGATGTTGATGTGGTCGTTTGAATAGATTGTCCTACATAAGCGGTTGTTTGTGTTGTTCCATCACCAAAAACTACACTATTAGTATTTTGTAAATTATTATTGTTTAAATCAATATTATTAGCACCAGCACTATTTCCCTCTGTAAGTATTTCATTTAAATCTGGTGTATTTGGTGTAAATGATGTAGTTTGAGTAGAACCATCTGGAAATGTTATTCCACCAGTATTTCCACCATCTCCGTTTTCAATTTCTAAATTACCATAACAAAATACTTTATTATTAGTCAATCTAATACCAGAACCAATAGTGGTAGATTTTTGGGTTAGAGTTAATGATCCAGTATCAACTGCTCCATTTATAGATGAAGATATAACACTATCAGTTGCTTCTACAATAGGGTTTTCTTTATTTACAGATGAACTACCAGTTAGAGTAAATAATCCAGATGTTCCTGGTGATGTCCTTGCTGTTGAGGTAATAGAATAACCTGGGTTGTCGTTAATTAATTCTAATGTATTTAATGTAGATGTTGGTTGATTTATTACTACTAAATCATTATGTTCTGCTTCATCATTAAATACTGATGATCCATTTACAATAATACTACTTAATGTTTCCTGACCTTGTGCTGTTGGATATTCTAAAAAATAATCCTTCGCATCATTAATAGTTAGAGCAATATTGGGTCTATTAAAATCTACTGGATTGAAAATAGGTAAATCTTCATTAGGGGGTGGATAAGCACTCATTTTATATATAATATTAAGATATTATTTTTTTCCAATTAATATTATATTTATATAGGGGTAAAGTATGCTCCTACTGGAACATTTGTTTCATTACCATTAGGCATTACCATAGTTTTAACCGCCATATCTCCTGTCGTATCATTAATCGCCATATTATCAACTATCCTAACACTTCTGGTAAATGATGTTAAACCTACTATATTACTTCCTGTGAGGGCAGGTTGGCAGTCGCCAAAAACGATTTCCAATTTATTATGGTCCGTTTGGTTCTGGTAATCAATTGTAATAGGTGTAATAGTTTTTGTTAAATCTCCACTACTATTAGTTAGAGTTTGTGATTGAAACATATTACCTGTATCCAGAATGGGTGTTAATACTGCTTGTCTTGCTGGTGTTCCTACTTGATTTACATTTGTATATGGTTGAAGAAATACATTACCTAACCAATAACCATTATAAACTAAATCACTTGGAAATGTAGTAAATAACCAATTAAAAGCATTAGAAGCAAAGGTAATAGTGTATTTAATTTCTAATGTTAATGTTGTAGCAAACGAACCCAAAGTTGGATTAGTAGGTGGTGTTGATACGGCATATGGAAGTTGTATAGTTGAAGTTCCAGTTGTTCCTTGTAATGTGCTAATTAGCAACTGATTTCCGTTTGACTGAACCCAGTGGGTAGGGTATTCCATCGCTGGTGTTGATGAAGATGCGGTTGTTTGTATTGATCCATCTGGGAATACTAATCGTCCTGGATTAGAAGCACCAGAACCAGAACCACCATCTTTTAATTCTGTTGTTCCATATAATTCATTTTTATCATTTACCAATCTTATACCTTGTCCCAATCCTGCTGGATCTCTGGGAACTAATGCTAATGTTGTGCCTGATATAGCACTATCTCCATTATTTACTACTCCATTATCTTTACCTGCTGATGAAGAAGCACTTATAGTTAATATTCCTCCTGAACCTGTTTTCTGTGTTGCCCTGATAGTGTATCCTGGTTCGTCATTTTGTATATTTAGGGCATTTAGAGTATTAGTTGGTTGTGATACTTCTAAACTATCATTTATAGTAGCAATATCATTACAAGTAAGTTGTCCGTTAATTGTTGTTTGTTGTAGCGTTTCTGCTCCTTGTGCTGTTGGAAACTCTAAATAATAGTCCCTCGCATCGTTGAGTGTAAGAGGTATGTTTTCATATTCAAAATCGGTAGGATTGTAAATGGGTAGATTTTCTTTGGGTGGCGGATAAGCACTCATTTTACTATATATTAAGTATAGATAAAATTAATTTCCAAAAATATATTATCTTCTTAATTATATATAGATGCCTCCTAAAAAGAAAAAGGAAAAGAAGGAAGACGAACCAGATGGAACAATAAAAAACTTATATGAAAAAATACCAAAGGAACTCTTGGATAAGGTTGAAAATCCTAACTTCCATTTACATCAGTTAAAATTACCTTTTCGTATGTGTATTGTTGCTCCTTCTGGTTCTGGTAAGACCAATTTTTTAGTTAATCTTATTTCAATATTTAGTGCTAATAAGGGAACATTTCAATCTATTACCATCATAACTCGTAATAAAGATGAACCCTTGTATCGTTGGATCACCAGTAAGAGCGACCAGATCCAGATTAAAGAAGGATTGAGTAATACTCCTCCTCTTGATAAGTTTGATAAAGAATTAAACCATCTGGTAGTGTGGGACGATTTAGTATTATCAAAAGATTTAAGTATGGTTGAGAATTATTATATAAGAGCGAGAAAATTGAATGTATCTGTTATATTCATCTCTCAATCGTTCTTCAAAATACCAAAGATTATTAGAAATAATTGTAGTTATATGGTATTGCTAAAATTGTCTGGAAACAGAGAAGTAAATATGATATTGAGCGAGTTTGGTTTAGGTATTACAAAAGAAGAACTATTAGAGTTATATAAGTATGCTACTGCCGAAAAGTTCAGTCCATTATTGATAGATATGGAGGAAGATGCTACAAAACGATTTCGTAAAGGATTGTTAGAAATATTAGATATACATTCATATTAGGTCAAAAAGTATTTTATAAAATATAAAAAAATAGTTTATAAAATATGCGTTTTCAAATATTCATATACGATACTCTTTATATGGTTTTTTCGTTTAATACTTTTTCCTACAAGTAGGACAATTGGGAGTTGGAGTTGCTTTTATCTTCTCACAACAAGATTTACATATGATATGTCCGCATTTTGGGACTTCCATATTTTCACCAGTCATATCCTCATAACATACAGGACATTCAGTATATTCTTTCAGTTTATCATACATTTCTATAAACTGGGACTTTAAGAAGTCAATATCCACATTATCATCACCATTACGCAGTTGTTCTCGTAAATTAACACAACTACTTTGTAGATGATTACAATAATTTCGTATATCATCATATCGCTCCCTCATAATGAAGAAGCATCGCCAACCGCTTTTGCTTTTACTAACCAGTTGGTAGTATTCGCTCATCGTAAGTGTTTTGCTTTTAGGATTACTCATTACCTTATAATTATACTTAACACTACCTCTTTATATAGTTTTTTCATATAAATATATATTAAATATTCATATAAAAGACCAAAAAGTATCATATAGAATTATAAAAAAATACTCTAAAATAGAATACTTATTAATATCATATGATTAGATTACATACACCTCCACAATTCGCCATATTGTTTTCTTAAACGAATAGGATATTGAGATGTTCCTTTGAATACATTTATGCCGAGATGATCCATACACTCTACAAACTCCTCACTACTCATATAACGCTCTGCTCTATGATGTTCTAATATATGCTTACCTCTGTAAGCAGTAATGTTCGCCATCTGTGGTCTTCTGCCTCTATAACGAGGGGCAGGTTCAAAAAACTTTTCAATCCAGTCAATATCGGTCTGTAATACCATTATAATACTTCTTATTAATATCTCTTTATATTGTTTATTCTTCTAAATTATATATTAATAATTCATATATATTTATATTAAAAAACAATATAAAGGGTATTGGTTATAATAGTATATAGAAGCAGATGAGTAGAAGCACCTATTATTACAACGAACACAGCAAAGCAATCCAGAAGTATCTGGGTAAAACCGAAAAGGTTGCTAATACAGAGCAACATATTACCAAGATGATTGAAGCAAACAATAAACTTGTAAATAGTGTGGTTCATTTTAAGACGAATGAAATGGTATTGGAGAATATGATAGACCTTAAAAAATGGGCGAAGAGTTTATTAATTACTTGTGAAAAATATGAAACAAAAATAAATAACATTATTACCAGCACTAATGGTTTCAATCTTGATATGGTTGAGAGATTACCTTATGATATGATATGGTATATTAATCAGTTTCTTCAATATAGACAAGATAAGATTATTGGTAAGAAGATTGCTATGACTAACTTATGGAATAAGATTGCGAAATTAAAGGAACATCAAATTAAGATGTTCTTTTATTATTCAGTTGCTCCTTATCTTAAAAGTGGATCTAACAAAAGAGATATGTATGCGTATGATAGAGAATGTCTTGTTAATAAGTTCTTTGGATTATGTAAGAAAGATGCGTTAGAATTGTTGGAGAAAGTATTAAATGGCGACCAAATTAAAGTAAAGCAAAAGTATATCCAGACCCATAATCTATCTATTGATTACAAAGTATTCAGTATGAGAGCGGAATATGTATATGATAATTGTATTAATAAAAGTAAGGCAGATGATAAGAAAATTAAAGATAAGTATATTATGAATAAGGATTTATTGAAGATCCATATTGAAAAGAGAAACAGAAATTATATGAGTTCAACCGATTTTGTATGGTAATATGGTAAGGATTACAATAGTATATTATAATAAATAGAATAATCAGTTTATTATAATAAAGGTAGAAAAGTAGCAAAGTTGTGCGGTAGTTTCAAAGATTTCTTAAACAAAAAAAGTAAAAAAGATACAGATGAAATAAAAATGAAAAAAAAAATATAGAAAATCCTGTAAATGATGCCCCAGTTTGCTACTTTACTACCTTTTTATTTGGTCTAATACATATTTATATGAATTATTAATATATATTTATACTAAAAAACAATATAAAGAGTATGTGTTAATATAGTTTATAAGATGAGTAGTATGATTACAACCACCGATGCCTTGCTTACAGAAGTCCAGAACGGATTAGAAAATAAAATCATAGGATACAAGTGTATTCTAACAGAAAAACTAAAAGATATGTTATTAGGAGAGGAGAACAAAGAAAATAGAGTTGTTGTAGGTAATCCCTTACAGCATAACTGGTTTATAAAACAATTCGTTAATCATTTTGAAGAATTGGTTGGATTACCAATTATAGATTATGATGAGAACCATATGAAGAATATTAAATGTGTATTCCAAGAACACTCACCAGATAATATTTGGAATTATGAAATAGTATTTAATGATAAGTATTACTACTATTGTTGTAATAATAAATACAATATGAATGAAATAGTAAAGCATCTTGCTTATGATGAAGAAGAACTATTCCTTTACAATCCTATCTATGTATATGGTTTCTTAAAACCAGAATATAGATTTGAATACCATAAAGATATTGAATATCCTGAACCTGATTTAGAAACAGATGAAGAAGATATACCTTTATTTGATACTGATGACTGCCCTTGTTGTATGGAGAAGTTTGGGATCACCGAGAAACAAGAGTTAGTTGGTAATCACCCAGTTAAGAAGATATTGAAAACAACTAAAACCATATGTGTAAAAAGAAATACATATTGCGGACACCCTATCTGTATTACCTGTTTTAAAACAATCTGTAATAGTAATAATGTATCTTGTCCTATGTGTAGAGTAGAATATGAAGAAACTGGTGATGTTTATATTAATGAATATACAACTGAAATAACCGAAAAATGTGTATTTGATATGATAGAAAGCAAAGATGATATGTTATTAGATATGGTTGATTATGATAAGTTAATAGAACAATCTGTTATAGCAGATGGATACGCTCACCTACTACATATGGAGGGATTTACATATGAAGATGATATGTTCTTTATTGGATTAGATACAACTGAAATGGAAGAAGAATAAACCTTCTTAATTATATAATAAAAAATAATATAAAGAAATATTAATATATATATTTATATTATAATGGAAACCGAAAGCGAACCCAAAAGCAGAACTTATATTAGAGAATGGAAAAGAAAAGATTATGCCGAAAATGGTGATAAGATTAAAGCAAAGAATAAAGCATATTATTATAAAAACAAGTTTGGTCTAAATAGTGAAGATATGAAAAAGTATGATATTCATTTACCTCTGGTGGCGAAGTGCTTTGATAATCTCAATAAATTAAAGTTAGAGAAACCTGAACTGATTGCTGATATTCTACAAAAATATTTAGATCCAGTTAATATTATTTAAGTGAAAGATATATTTAGGAATATTTAATATAAATGATTTTTAAGATTTATATTAAAAAACAATATAAAGGAATATTATTATATATACTTATATTATAATGGAAGTAGTAGAACCAGTAGTAGAAACTCAACCTTTCAAGTTTGAATGGACTTTAAACTCATCTATGGTGCGAACCACTATCTTTGAAAAAAAGAAATGTGTAGAACTAATAGATGTATCTAAACTCTATGGTTTTATCAAGGCAGAGATGGGTATTTCATATCAATCAGTTCCTCGTTATGAAGGAGGTGTATGTAAAACATTTAAAACCGAATTAGAACAGATGATTAAGTTTAAGGAACTATATAATCGTAAGTTAAATAGGTTTCAAGTAGCACATAAATTAGCAAAACATAAATGGGGTAGAGTTCAACCTCATAACTATCTTTCAACATCTATATTTCATCGTCCTACTCGTCATACCTTTTGTGATGGGTTCTATGTGGATTTAGATATGATAAACGCACAACCGAGTATCATAAATGAAATATGTAAGCATCATAATCTTAATAACACCTATCTAACTAAATATGTTGAGAAACCTAAAAAGTTCAGGGAGTTTATTATGAAGCATCATAATTGTTGTAAAGATAAAGCAAAGCAATTACCTATTATTCTTATGTTTGGTGGATCATATACAACTTGGTTGAGGGAGGCAGATATTACTACGAATGAAGGTAATAGAATTAAGGATTTTGTTGAAATAGAGGATTTTATGAAAACGATTATTGAAATAGTATATAATGCTAATCCACAGATTAAAAAAGATGTATTGAAACAAGATAAAAATAAATGGAAAAACGAAGGAGAAGCAAAACGAGGTGTTATGGGTCTTTGGTCGCAATCCATAGAGAAGATTATTCAAGAAGAATGTATAACATATCTTATCAATAAAGATGTATGTAGAATAGAAGATGTTGTCCCCTGCCAAGATGGTTTTATGATTTTGAAAGAAACTGATTACGATGGTATTTGTGGTGAATTAAACGAACATATTAAAGAAACATATAATCTAAATATTGGTTGGATCAAGAAACCTTTTGACGAGCAGATTGAAATACCAGACCATCAAGAAGTATTATCATTTGAGGAGTGGGAAGATATATTGAGTGTTAAAATGTTGGCGGATAGATTTTTAACCGAGTTTGGTGATTATGTTATAAAAACGAAACAAGGAGAGTTAAATGTATATTGGGGTGAAAAAATAAATGGTGAAGTTGTAAATGGTAGATGGTATAATGAAACCAACAAAGATAAGCAATATAAGTTATACAGATATATTAGTGAGGACTTATTTACTATTATTCATAATGAGATTGTAGGAGCAGTAGAGTTAGATGAGAAAGATATTAACAAGTTGCTTAAAACATTACGAACCAATTGTAGTGTATCTAATAAAATGAATGATATAATTAAGCACATACTAACCAAAGCATATGAGATTGAAAAAGATTTTAATAGTGATCCATTCTTATTAGGATTTAATAATGGTGTATATGATTTGAAGAATGATTGTTTTAGAGATTATACTTTTACAGATTATATAACATTATCTACAAAATACGATTACAAAGAAGTAGATTACAATTTACCAGATAATCAAGAAATAAAAGAAATGTTGAGTAAGATTATTGAGGATATACACCCAGACCAAGAACATAGAGAATTGTTTTTAAAGGTATTAGCATCTGGTTTAGATGGTAGAGCATACCAGAAGTTATTTCTATTTAACGGACAAGGTGGTAATGGTAAGGGTTTAACTGGTGCTTTAATGGACGCAGTATTAGGAGAGTATTACTTTCAACCTGGTAATGGTATTCTAAAAGATGTGGAAAGAGCGAACACTCCCTCACCAGATATGTTTAATTTAAAGAATAAAAGATATATCAACTTCAAAGAAGTAGCAGGAGCGGTTAGAGTTGCTATGTTAAGAAACCTTACTGGTGGTGGTAAGTTCTGTGGTAGATTATTAAATTGTAATCCAGAGAGTTTTTATATGACTGCTACATTTGTTATGGAGTTCAACAACTCACCAGATTTAGATGGAAAACCTCAACGAGCAGATTACAGAAGATTAGTAGATTTATTCTTTCCTGTTAATTTTACAGATGATCCAAATAAAATAGGTAAAACTTTTGACGGCATACAATACAAAGAAGGTAATACTTATTATGAAACCCAAGAGTTTATCCAGAGGGTTAGAGATTGTTTTTTGGATCTACTATTAGGAGTATATAGAACCTTTAAAGATC